TGTCTGCCTGAAACTGTCACCTTCCTTGTGCAAAGCTTTGAATACATCTTGTCCATTAGCCACGGCTGTGATGATTCGCTTGAAGCTTGCATCGTTAGAACCTTTCATCAAGGCTCCTCTTAAACCAACACGCATGTAAGGGCGTGGTGGGATATTCTTAGATGCAACACCCTCTTCTATCCATTGAGCTACCTGAGCATGAGGTAGGTTTTCGTTATCACTTCCATAAGATGTGTCTTGCCAACCAAGTTGATTCTCAAGAGTTTCAGATTTAGCAAAAGACTTCTTCAGAGCAAGCCAAGGGCTTTTGTCTACTGTTAATTTCATAGACATTTGTTAGCAGCCACATGATTTAATTCTAAATGGGTTTGTGTAAGAGAACATATCCCCATCACACAAACGAATACCAATCAAGCCAGGACGAACATTATCTGGATTACGATCATTTGCACAAACGTCTTCATAACTAATACCAGCAGCATAACCGAGTAACCCGCTTGGGATACTTGCAGAACCACTGTCTTTGATGAAGTTATCAAGAGCCTTGAGGTATGAAGTGGAAAGGTTAGACCACACTTCAATATCACCTGTACGCTCCCTCGACGACCACCCAGCCAGTTGCAGAGAAGCGGCAATGGCGGCCATTCTTGCAGCACGTAATACATTTCCGTCATTTAAATCTAAGAACTGTTGAATTTCTTCATCAGTGAATAGTTGGTAGAATGGAGATGATGGTGTATCACCAATCAACAGTCTAACAATTTCAATATCTGTAAGGGCCATGCCTACTCCTTAGAAGGAGGGCTGACAAGCAGCCCTTTAAATCAGTCAGCAACCATCAAGCCAGCAGCTTTCAGCTTGTCTAGCAGAAGGTTAAAATCTACAACAAGGGCAGGTACATCAGCAGCAACACTATCAGCCTGATTAGGCATAACTGTAGTTGTTGGAACTTCACCATTTACTTCTGTGATAACACGCTGGATTACAGTGTGTGCATCAACCCAAGCCCGTTCTGGGCCACTTACATCGGCAATCGCCATAATCTTATTCCTCTAGAATATGGAGGGGCATAAAGCCCCTCACGTCACTCTTAGTTAGAGCTGATAACTTTAACCAGCGATGCAGGTTTGGTGCAGAAGTACAGAGGAGCCATTTCCAGCTCAAAGTCAACATACTCGTCACGGTCATCAACATACTGACGAACAAACATTTCACGACCCGGCTGGTTAGCCTGGGACAGCTTGTTGCTAGGACCAGCATAACCACGGAACAGGTCACGAACACCCAGACCATATGCATGGCCAGTATCGTCAGCAATACCTTGCTCGGTAGTACCGTTAGGCAGGTTGAAGGTTGCATCGTAGGAGATGAAACGAACACCACGATATTCAAACACTTCCATAATGCCCCAACGCATGTAGTTGGCGAGGTCATCACGCAGGCGCTGGGTGCCACTGTTCTGATAGAACTTGAAGGCATCACGGATCATTGCATGGTTGATCAGCTTGTCAAAGAAGATTGGGTCAACCAGAACTTCGATACCGCTGATGGCACCACCTTGTTTAACATTGTTAGCTACAGCACGCTTCAGCTCAGCAATCTTAGCATCTACGTTAGTAGTGCCAGTGCCAAGTACGAAGTCGATAGTGGTTTGAGCAACACCAAACTCAGTGAACATGTCAGCAACAACTTTACCATCTGGAGTCTTGAAGACACCTTTGAAAGCTTGCAGCTTCATGTACTCGTTGGTCTGGTCAGCGGCCATACGCATGTCTTGCAGTTTTTCAGCAGTAGCACGAGCCAGAGTTTCTTGAATCTCCTGACCCGGCTGACGCCAGCTTTGAATATCCTCGGTCATCAGGCGATCTTGATGCTTGAAGTAAGCCAGCTTCAGAGCGAAGGTTTCCACTTCACGCTCTTTACCTTGGGTAGCGCTGTGATCACCACGATTTACTTGTGGGAGCAGGGTAATGTCGTGCTTGTTGACGTCAAAGATGATGGCAGTTTGACCAGTAGACTTCATGTTGAAGTAGTTACGGCTGTTTACATAACCATACTGATTTTCAATCTCGTTGATTGCATCAGTCATCTCAGTGGTTTTAAAGCTGTTGTAATAATCGCGAATAACGCTCATTGTATTTTCCTTATATATTCTTTGTTAGGGTTGATTACACTTGAACGCGATCAACGATGCCTTGAGCAACAAGTTGTGCAACAAACAGGGCTTTACCCGGAGCGTCTACAACACCATCATAACCAAGGGCTTGCGAAGTTACGCCAGCAGGGCCACGTACCAGAACAGCCAGCTCGTGATCACCAGCAGTCAGATTAGGAACATCAGCAAAGTGGTCAACCAGAATAGCAACACCATCAGTCAGTGCGGCAGTGCCAGCTTGGTCAACCCAGATGTACTTACCACCGGACAGCTTCAGAGCTGCACCAATGTCCATGCCAGCTTCAACGGTTACAGTTACAGTTTCACGGCAATAGCCATAATGAACATCTTCTTCAAAAGCAATGATGTTCGAGAGTTTGTTAGAGCGAGATGCAATAGCAGTCATTTTCTTTTTCCTTATTTATTCTTGGTAGGCAGGAAGCTTTTGAAGCTGACCGGCTCTTTGGTTTCTTCATTAACGTCTGTACTCTTCTTTTCAAAAAGATCAGAAGTTTCCAGCTTGTCTTCTTTCTTCTTCATAGAAGCCAGTACGACATTAAAAGCAGTATCATCTACAGTTTCCAGAGATGCATACAACTTATCCGCTTGCTCTGCATCAGCCTCAACCGAAGCAATAGCCTCTTTACGGGCAGCGACTTTAGCTTCCTTAGCGGCGGTTTCTAGCGCTGCGCGATCAGCAGCTACTACACTCAACTCTTCCTTAGCTTGGGCCAGTTCAGCAGACAGGGAGGCTACAGCATTGAGTTGCGCTGCAAGCTCGGTTTCCTGTGCGTTGAATTTAGCTTCAAGTTCGGAATGCTGCGCTTGCAGTTCCTCAAATTCTTTCATTTGTACCTCATCAATTTCCAGTTCAGCAGTCTTCCCATCAACAGGTTGCTTGCTAAAACTAAATAGTTTATTGTTTGTAAACATTTTATTGTCCTTCTGGGCAACGTCTGCGAGATAATTGTAAAACTCATCGTGAGTCATTACTTTATCAGCCAAGCCAAGAGAAATAGCATCTTTAGCCATAAAGACTTTAGCTTCTGTTTTCTTAACTTGATCCACATCCATTTTTCGCATACTTGCTACATAGGATGTAAATTCTTCATACAAGGCATCAACTTTCACTTGAATGTCTTGAATAAACTCTGGTCTAAACGAACCATCTTCTGCGAAAGGAACTTTGTTCCCACCAGCATAAACAAAGGAACGCTCGTAACCTTTTTCTTCTAGGGCTTTGGAGTCATTCATCAAACGAACAACAACACCAATACTACCTACTTCTGCTTGGGGGTTTAGAATAACTTCATCTGCAATGCAGGTAACACCATAGCAAGCTGAAGCAGCCATGCCGTCAACATAGGTAAGGATTTTGATACCCTTATCATCTGCCTGTTTACGAATATAGCTTCCAAGCTCCTGCATACCGTAGGCTTCACCACCGCCAGAGTCAGCCATAAAGACTAGGGTTTTCATACCCATGTCAGCCATAGCATTAAACTCTTGTACAATACCCTCATAGGAAGTTCCACCACACAGGGCTTCCCAACCAGAGGATTTATATGTAAGGGGGCCGTCAATATCAATGATACCTACTTGAGTATCAGAATAGTATTGAAGTTGTTTACCCTCTCGTGGTTTGTTACCAGCGGAGATATTCATCTCGCCTTGGTTGCGTTCTTTTAAATAAGTAATCACACTTTCAAAGCTCGATGGCTCAATCAAGTGTGGTGTGTTATATAGCTTCTTAGTTAGAAGCCTCAAACTATGAGCCATCTACGTATTTTCTCCATTACCTGTGGATTGATCCCCACCACCAGTTGCGTCACCTGTGCCAGATGGCATACCCTCTTCCATACCTTCACCCGAATTAGACGAGTAAGCTGTCATTTCTTTCCTGACATCTTCTGTAGAAATAGTGGTGTCTGAGAAAGGCTTAGGCATGTTGGCTTGCTCGGCGACCCAGTTAGCAGTCTTAGCGTTTGCACTGATCAACCCTTGTGCGCCTGCGCGTTGTAGGAACTTAGACAGAACGTCAAGGTCAGGACTAACAAGGTCTCCGAAGTAAAATTCCGGTAACACAGCAGTGTCCCAACCATTAAGTTCAAACAATTGTTTAATCAGGTCATGGTTGAGTTGATCTTGAATCTCAATCAACTTAGCTTCAATCGCCATGTTGGAGATGCCTTGCAAACTCTCAGCAAGAGAGAAGCTGCCACCACCATTTTGACCAAGGGTAAGCTGTGAAGCCATTAAGCTTGTGATAATCTCAGAGCGATAACGACCAATAATATCTGATACGTTGTAGCTACGTTGGCCATTAATGCCAAGAAGCTCAAGATCAGCGATCATCTCTTCGCCGTTTTCATCTTTAAGGCTTGGGACAATTACACCGCTTTGCTCACCCATGTGTAGGTTACGCATTACGTTCTTCCAATACTCAAAGGTCTGCTTGTCTAAATCACTAGCATCTTCTGCCATGTAACGTGGGTTAAGCTTCAATACTTTAAGACCACGAACATCAGAAGCTACACCAGTACCTTCAAACTTCTCAAGTTCTGTTTTATACTTCCAAGCTTGCCAACAACCATTAAGAGGTGATTCACCAATCGGAGAATCCTTCAGAGGATTGTTGCGAAACAGGAGAAACTTCTCTCTGCGAATCCACTGTTCAGCACTCTTATCTACAACTTCTACTTTATTCTTGCCAGTGGGTACATTAGGATACTGATATAGTCCAGTAAGCTTACGACCTGTATCTGTCCAATCCCAAGACTCAATACTATCTTGAGTGATAGGTGGAAGAGAGGCAATACCTACAAGACCATCATTATATTTACTACCATTTTTCTTATAGCGCTTACGGTACACTTTC